AAAGTTAAAACTAACGTATAAGAGTATTATCTTTTTATTTAAAAATAACATTAACTATATTTATTTCACTTTTATTCAATACTTTTCTTTTTTCTATTTTTACATCGGTTTCCACCGTTTTTATTATTGTGTTGAGAAATTCAATCTTTTCATCAACATTCATTTTTTTATAAATATCCTCAAAACTTGATACAATTTTAGATATGCCGTTCTGTTTCTTTTCGTTTTCTAACATGAAATTATATTGTTTTTGTTCTTCTTCAATTATTTTTATTTGTGCATTTAACTCGTTTTGCAGTTTTTGTAATTCTTCATCAGTCAATAATTCATTCAACCACGCTTTTTGCAGTTTGAATTTTTTGCTCTCTAAATTATCTAAAAGCTTGCTGTAGTCTTTTCTTTCTATTTCACTTTTTTCGATTTTAATATTAAAATCAAATTTTAAAAAGTGCAGTAATTTTTTTTCTAGTTTTTTCTCTGAAATTGAAAAATAAACTCGTTTTTCAATCGGACAATAAGTGCACTTATAATATATCGAACTATTACCACTAGCAAGCTTTTTGACTGCCGGTGATAATTTTCTATGACAACACGGACACGATATCAACCCTCGAAAGAGAGCAGGCAATTTATTTCTATTACTTTTAGAACTGTGGTTTTTACGCTCTCTTAACAATTCAATAATAAATTGTTGTTGTTCATCGGTTATGTAAGGCTCGTGAGTATTTTCAACCAAAATTCCCATTGTTTCCGTGTGTCCACAGTAAACTTTATTTCTAACTAATCTATTAACTATTGGGAAACTCCAATTTCTAACGTTACCATAACCGTGAACCTCTAAAAGATTAACAACATCATTGAGACTTTTACCTTGTTGCATTTTTTCAAAAATAAACTCAACGCTTTCTTTTGTGCTTTCATCTTTAAATAATTTACCGTCCTTTTTCACATATCCGAATGGAGTTTTATTTAAATTCTTACCACTTTTTACAGCTTGCTTCTTCCCAGCTAACATTCTTTCTTTAATTGTTTCACGCTCTAGTTGTGCGAAAGTTGATAACATACCGATAGTTGCCATTCCCATTGCTTGTGACGTGTCAAAGTTTTCAGACAAACTAATCAGATTCACATTATTGGGTTTAAACAGATCTTCTATAAGAAACATCGTATCTTTAATCGAACGGGATAATCTATCCAATTTATAAATTAATACTATATCTATATTATCAATATTAGACTTTAATTTATTTAACGCCGGACGTTCCGACGTAGCACCACTAACTCCGGCGTCGACATATTCACCAACTATCTTAAACTCATGTAGTTGGCAGTACGCCTTTAATTTCTCAATCTGAAATTCTAGCGAGTTGCCATTTTCAGCTTGTTCTTGAGTTGATACTCTAACATAAATTGCTACTTTTTTCATTTTTTCCTTTCAAAACAAGCCCTAAGTTAAGGGCTTGTTATTTTACCTATTATTTTACCTATTATTTTAAAATGAATATCCAATGGCAAATTGACCGTTATTACCGGATATTTTTCGTTGAGTGGAACCAACTTAATATTATATTCATTATAAAATATCTTTCTTATCAATATATCTTTCTCGTATTCCACTAAATAAATATCACCAATTTTAAAATCATAACCAAAAGTTACCATTAGACGTTCATCGCTTTTATATAAAGGTTCCATTGAATGGTCGACCATAGTTGCCACGATGTCGTAATTATCATTCTGATAAGAAGCTTCTAGAAGCATATCAGAATATTGTAATAACGATTGTCGTCCTTTTTCTTCTAAATTATCGTAATTACTGATTATGCCACCAATTATTGTGTCGTTGGGATATTTTTTATTCAAATAATCGACATCTAACGCTATTTTGTCGGATTGATTAACCATATCAAAGTGTTTTAAAAGTTCCGATTTTGTTAACACCAAATCTTTCGGAACATCGAAACCACTTAACCACGCTTCTGAAACTTTTAAAGTTTTAGCAAGCAATCTAATTTTTTCTTTGTTTGGTTCATTGCGTCCTGTAATGTAATGAGATAGGTTAACTTTATTTAAACTTATATTCAATTCTTTTTGATAGCGTTCAGATTGTCGCAAGATGTCGACCGGTCGTAAATTTCTTTCAGCCATTATTTCCTTGAGTCTATCTTTAGCAGTTGAAACTTTCATGTCGTTACCTCCTTGATTTTATTATAATATATAGAAGAAAAAAAGTAAATAAAAAAGTTAAAAAATGTTAACAAAAACTATTGACTTTTTTAAAAGTTAATAGTATAATTAAATTACAAAGTTAAGAAATGTTAACTTTTAAAATTAAAAGAAAGGAGAAATAATATATGACACCACGCAATAAATATGCGAAATTACAAAAACGTATAACCGATGTTTGTAAAGCAAATATAAACTTTGCAATCTTAATGGATATGTCAAACGTAACATTAGTCAAGAAATTAAAGGACGACGGGGTTTGGACTACAGAAGAAATAAGCAAGGCTTGTAAGATTTTACAAATACCAACATCGGAAATAACATCATATTTTTTTTAAAGTATAAGTTAACAAATGTTAACGAAAGGAGCAGAAAGAATGGTAAAAGAAAAATTAAAAACATTATTTAATGAATATCGAGAAATAAGCAACAATTTAGCAAACGTTGAATTAAGAGAAGCTGATTTAAGATACGAAAAAAAAGATATAAAAGAAGTTGGCAATAAAGCCGATGAATTAAATAAGCAACTTGATAATAAATATAATGAAATTATGGAATTCATTGAGGAGATGGTTTAATGAAAGTTTCGATTGAAACAAATTTACCGATTTCTGATATAGCATTAAAAAATTTAGAAAAGTTTTTTATAAAATATTTTAACAAGGAGAACGTAAATGAAAAAGATACGAAAAGACAAACTGAACGTTATTTATTGGACGGTACTTGTTGTTAGTGCTTGCTTCTTAATGTTAACTAACATCGATTGGCAATTAATAGGAGGAATAGCAACGGGAATAATAGCAATAGTTCAATTTTTATTCGATAAAGAATTTACTAAAAAATATTTTGAATAAGGAGAAAAAATGCAACATTACGACTATATAGAAAGAATTAACGAATGGGCTAAGGATAGAGGGATATTTGAATTCGGTTCTGTTGAAGCCCAACTTGAAAAATCAAGAGAAGAGAACGCCGAATTAACAAAAGCGATAACTAAATATGAAAAAGGCAATAAAGAAGCTATCGAAGAAATTAAAGACGCAATAGGTGATGTTTATGTGACGTTAGTTGTTGCTACAAGTTTAGCAGGTTTAAGAACTTACTTGATTTTTAGAAACTATAAACCGGAATATATAAAAATGCCGGTGGGGTGGAAATACTTTACAAGAGAATCAAGAACATTTGATAACTATGCTTATAACTGCTTTACTAACGAAGAAACAACGGTTGAAGACATTAGAGATATGATTTACTTTTACATTAGATTTTTAAATAATGTAGCAAATTTCTATAATCTAAAATTAACAGACTGCATAGAATTTGCTTATAACACAATCTCGAAACGTAAAGGAAAAATGATTGACGGAAGTTTTGTAAAGGAGAAATAAAAATGAAAATAGAAATAGACAAACAAATTTTAAAATTATTAAAACTAGACCAAGTTAAAGAACGCGACGAAAAAATGGAAAGTAATATTATTAACTTTCTTATACTTAACGGAATAGAAGCAACGCACGGCGGTGAAAGTGAAGAATTTGACGAAACACTTTCATTATTAAAATTAAAATACGTGGCGATTTTCCTTAAAGATATATCTAATATATTTAACGGTTCGTTAGATGATTAAATTATTACCACATCAAGAACGTGCTATCAAAGAAGCTAACAATCGTAATAAAATAGGTTATTACTTAGACATGGGGCTTGGCAAAACGTTTGTCGGTAGTGAACAAGCTAAAATATATGGCAATGATGTAATACTAGTTATTTGCCAAAATTCAAAAGTTAGCGATTGGTCGGAACATTACGAAAAATTTTACGATTACGAAGTTTTTCCAATCACTAGCACTAAGCAACTTAACAACTTTGTAAATTATAGCAGTAAAAAAGTAGGTGTTATTAATTACGAAAAAACTTATCGTGACAACTACAAAAGCTTACTAACGCTTAAAGACTTTACATTAATAATCGATGAGAGTTCAGTTTTAGGAAACCCAAAAACCAATATTTGTAAATTTGTTAAGAAGTTAAATTTTAAAAACTTATTGCTATTATCCGGAACGCCAACAAGTGCAAAATATGAGAAACTTTGGTTTCAGTTAAATTTGTTGGGTTGGGATATCAAAGAAAATAGATTTTGCGACCAATTTTTAAACAGAACTTTAATTAAACGTTTTGGGCGTCGATTTTATCAAATCAACAAGAAAGACCCTTATAAAAACGTTAATCGTTTAAAAAGAAAAATGCGACAATATGGTTGCGTGTTTATGAAGACAGAAGAAGTATTCGACCTACCGGAACAGAATTTCATCGAGATAAAAGTTGATAACGATAAAAATTACAAAGAGTTTGAAGAACATTGCGTCGTTAAATTTAAAGACGTTAAGTTTGTAGGGGATACAGTGTTAGTTTATAGGTTAGGGCTTCGACAATTGGCGAGTGTTTACAATAAGAATAAACAACAAGCTTTAAAAGACTTAATAAACTCAACTGAAGGTAGATTAATAATATTCTACAACTTTGTTAAAGAAATGGAAGCTATTAAGGAATGTATTCCAAAAGATAGACCAATCTCATATGTTAACGGCGACTTAGTAGACAAGACTAATTATGAATTGTACGACAACTCAATTACATTAATGCAGTATCAATCGGGTGCAAAAGGTCACAATATGCAAATGGCAAACCATTTAATATTTTACTCACCTACTGAAAAATGCGAAGACTATATGCAAAGTATCAAAAGAATACATCGTATAGGACAAGAAAAACCGTGCTTTTATTACAAGTTGATAGTCAAAGATAGTATAGAAGAATTAATTTTTAACATATTAGAAAAAGGAGAAGATTATACAAATGAGTTATTCAATGCAAGAATTCAACCAAAAACATTTGGTGCTATTTCAAAACTTAAAAGAAATAGAACAAGAGAAAAAGAAACTAGAAACGACATCGAAAAAATTTAAAGAGGAATTGTTAAACGCAATGTTAGAACACGGCGTTAAATCAATCGACAATGATTTTGTTAAAGTAACAGTTACTAAAGCTAGTGAAAGTGTTAGTGTAGATCTAAAAGAACTACAAAAGAAAGAACCACGCTTATATGGTGAATTATTGGAAGACTATCCAAAAGTAACTAAACGAGCTGAAAGTATTAGGGTTACGGTGAAATAATGAAAGAAAAGGCATTTGAAAACAAGATTAAAGCATACTTAAAAAGTAAAGGCTGTTTTGTACTTAAATACAACCCCGAGTTTTTCGGACAAGCCGGAACACCAGACCTTTTAATTTGTTGTAATGGTTACTTCTTAGGTATAGAAGTTAAACAGGAGCGAGGGAAACCAAGCAAACTACAACTTGAAAAGATAGAACAGATTAAGAACGCCGGCGGTATAAGTTTTGTACTTAAACCGAGTGGGTTCGAAGATTTTAAAACATTAGTTGAGGAGTTAATGAATGAAAGTAGCAAGCGTAAAAATAAAATGTAATCACGGTGAATTAACCGCTAAGGAATATTATTTCCATACAAGTATGCATAACCTTAATAAAGGTGATGTCGTGACCGTATTCGGTCAGTATGGTTTGCAATTAGCAGTTTTTGAGAAATATGTAGAACCGGACTTTTTTCCAAAATGTTTCGTGATTGATAAAATCAGCGGTAAAAACATCGTTGAAAAAATCGCTGAACAGAAATCGCTATTATTACACGATTTAGATGAACAAAGGAAGAAAATTCTTGCGTTATAGTCATTCAAGGGTTGAAACTTTTGAAAGGTGTAAATTAGCATTTCAGTTCAAATATATCTTCGGGATAGAATTAATAAAGAATTTAGACGCCGACAACCCTCTATTACTCGGAAGCGGTATGCACCACGCCATTGAGGGTAACAACGATTATTTAGAGGAATTCCCAATAATCAAAGATACTCATATTAACGAAGAAATTAAAATAGACTTACAATCTAAACGTGTTAGAACTGCGTTAAATGGTTATGATTGTGAATTTGAGGTCGAACTAAAAACTGATGAGTTTTTAGGATATATCGATTTAGTTCAATACGATGGCGACGAAGTTAATTTATATGATTTTAAATATTCCAACAACGAAGATTATTATTTACAATCACGACAACTACATATTTACAAATATTATTACGAAAAACTATACAATAAAAAAGTTAACAAGTTAGGTTATATATTTATACCGAAAACTTTTATAAGACAAAAAAACAAAGAAGATTTATTCAACTTTAGAAAACGTATCGTCGAGACAATCGAACGACCTTATATAAAGTACGTTGATTACGACCATAATAAAGTTGTTGAATTTTTCAAAATTATTAAAAAAATAGAAAACACAAATTTTAACGGTATGTTCACGTATTGCAAAAATAAATATTGTGACTACTGTCGAAACTTAGAAAAAGGAGAAAATTATATGTTTGAATTACCAAAGAATGAAAAGAGAGAACGAGTGATAGATACTAAGCCAGATTTATGGATATACGCTGATAGTTATGTCGGGAAATCAACTTTTGTTGATAAATTTGAAGACCTATTATTTATTAATACCGACGGAAATATAGACAATACTGAAAGCCCGTTTGTGTTAATTAGAAACGAGAAAAAACAAGAAGGGCGCTTGATTAAAACTAAATTCGGTTGGGAATCATTCCTAGAAGTAATTGATAGTTTAGAAACGCAAGAGAATACCTTTAAAACAATAGCAATTGACCTAGTAGAAGATCTAAGAGATTTATGTAGACTTTACATTTTCGATAAATACAATTGGGAACATGAATCTGACGGCGGTTTTGGTAAGGGTTGGCAAATGGTAAGCAGTGAATTTAACACAGCCATGAAGCGATTAAAGAGCTTAGGTTATCAAATAGTTTATATTTCAAAAGAGAAACGTGAAGAAGTTAAATTGAGAAACGGAAACACTAGAACAATTTTTACACCTAACATCGACGACAAGACAGCTAACGTATTAAGTGGAACTGTAGACTTAACTGTTAGAGCGTTTATCGACGAAGAAGGTAAACGTAAACTACAACTGAAGAAAATAAATAACGCCTTTGGTGGAGGTAGATTTAACTTTAAACGAGATGTAATCGACCTAGATATGAATGAGTTTAAAGAAGCACTTATTGAAGCACAAGACGGGGTTAAGAGTAAGGAAGAAGTTAAGAAAGTTAAGGAAATCACACCGCCAGACACTTCAATTCCGGATACTGTAGAAGAAGCGGTTGAAGAAAAACCAAAACGAAGACGTAAAGTTAAAACTGTTGATGTTATGAAAGATGAAGACGGCAACGAAATAGTTAACCCGTTCACTGAAGAAGTAGAGTTAGAAAAAACAGAAACAAAAACTAGAAGACGTAGAGGAGAATAATAAAGATGATAGATTTTAGTAAATACGACAAACAAACAGACTTAGAAGGATTAAAAGAAGATACTCAGAAAGCAATCGAAAACGGCGGAGAATTTGAAGAGGTGCCGACGGGGACTTATGAGGTGGCAATATCAGAACTTGAACTTACTATGAGTAAAAGCGATAAACCGATGGTTAAAATTTGGTACACAATTTTAGACGGTGAATTTGAGAACAATAAAATTTTCCAATACCAACTCGTTGATACCGGACAAAAACTAGCAATCATTAAACCGTTACTTGAAAAATTAACTGAAGGAGAGATTGAAGTAACATTTGAATCATACTCACAATACGCAAACTTAATTAATGAAATCAAAGATTTTGTTGAAGATAACTCACTAGAATATTCACTTGAATATAGCGAGAATAAAAAAGGCTTCAAAACTTATAAAATTCTAGAGGTATTCGAGGGTTAATCGCCCTCGACCTCTGCGGAGGTAAACAATGATATTTTATTACATTAAAAACGGTAATATTAACATTGCTGATTTTAATACAAAGAAAAATTTAATCATAGATAATAACGATGATTTAGATATGTTTATCAAAAGAAACGAAAAAGAAATATGGATAACGTATGATCAAGCGGAGCATTTAAAGAGTGTAGTTACAGTTTACGATTGTAAAGATGAATACTCAATTCAGTATAAGATGAATAGTTACAATGTTAAGACGGAGCTTGAAGCGGTGGTAGAAACTTTCTTTGAAAATATAGATACTTACAAATGTAAAATGGCGTTGATTAACGAGTTTAAATTACCTAAATATTTAATAAACTCAAGTATCGCTAGTATTACCGCTTACGCAATAGGTGGCACACCTTGTCATAAAGACGAGTTTGATTTTATAAAACTGGATATATTAAATAAATACTCACACGTTAGAAACTTTTTTGTAAATAATAAAAACTATTCGCAAAAGTACAAAACTATGATAGCAGGCGTTGAACACACTTATGGTTACGGTGGTTGTCACGGGGCGAGAAAGTCTTACGCTAGTACTAAAAATATTTTAGTAATCGATATTAAAGCATTTTATCCTACAATGTTAAATAAGTTAGGTTACTTTAATATTAAAAAAATCTCGCGTGCTAAATATATTCATGAACAGAATTTAAAATTAAAAGGTAAACCCGAAAGACTACCTTATAAACTAGCTGATAATAGCATAGTAGGTAATTTTAAGAATAAATTCAGTGACCTTTATAACCCTAGAGCAAGTAATGTTATTTGTGTTAACGGACAATTATTAATTACCTTGTTAATCGAAATGTTAGAACCTCACATAAAACTAATTCAAACTAATACTGACGGGATAATTATTGAATATGATGACTTCGACACTATAGACCGAATTTGTGAGAAATGGGAAGATTTAACAGGTTATAATTTAACGTTCACTTGTTACGATAAAATTTATCAAAAAGATGTTAATAATTATTTGCTCGTAGGAGGCAAATTAAAGGCTGTAGGAGAGCTCAAAGAGTGTTCGGAGGGTAAATATACCGAAAGTATAATTAAACGCTCTATGCGTGCTTATTTGACCTCTGGTGAAAAGATAGCTAAAACTATTAATAATTGTAAGGATGAACGTGAATTTCAAATACTAGCGAAGCCGGATTATAGAGTTTTCGCAAATTTGTATGGTCGACCTATAAAGGGTGTATTTTCTTTCGATGTATCTAATCAATTTAAATACTATGATGAAAACTGGTACATAAAAGAAGCGATTAGGAGGGTTAAAAAATATGGAGTCACTTTATAGAGGATACGTCAAGACCGACGGTAAAAAGTCACTTGATAAATTTAAAAACGGTGAAGAACTCCGAACACTCGAAGAAGTAAAGAAACTAAAATCTTATGGTGGCGTACTTAGAGACGATGTGATACTTATTGATATTGACGACGAAGAAAATTCTGAAAAACTGATGAACCTTGTTGAAGAAAAGCAACTAAATTGTAAAGTTTATCAAACTTCAAGAGGAAAGCATTTCGTTTTTAAAAACAAAGGCGTAACAAAAAATTATACTAACGTTAACTTAGCGTTAGGAATTAAGGCTGATATTAAGGTGGGTTTAAATAATTCTTATCAAGTGCTTAAAAAAGACGGTGCTGAACGCTTCGTTGAATGGGATAGTGAAACCTATGATTATTTACCTAAATTCTTACTCCCTATTAAAAGTAATTATGATTTTGGAAAATTACACGAGGGAAGCGGAAGAAACAGCACGCTATTTAAGTATATATTAACGTTACAAAGTTATGATTTCGAGAAAGAGGAAGTTAGGGAAACTATAAGATTAATCAATGAGTTTATACTAGATGAACCTTTATCAGAAAATGAGGTTGATGTGATCTTAAGGGATGACGCTTTTTCAGAAGAAATATTTTACAAAGAAGGCAAATTCAACTATCACAAGTTCTGTAAATTCTTAATTAGCAATCATAATATCAAGCGTATAAACGGTGTTTTACACGTTTATAAAGACGGAATATATGAGTATGGAAATATAGAATTAGAACGTACTATCTCAAAGTATATGCCGAACTTTACAATCGGACAACGTAGAGAAGCGTTAGCAATGTTAGAGTTATTAGTAGAACAAGAGTATCAACTAAGAGATTATAATTATATAGCTTTTAGGAACGGTTTATATAATATTAAAACTGATGAATTTATTAGTTTTACACCCGATATTATTATCACTAATAAAATAAACTGGAATTACAACCCTACAAGTTACGCTAGTTTAACAGATGAAATTTTAAATAACCTAGCTATTAATAACAAAGAAATCAGAATGTTAATTGAGGAAATGATAGGTTACACATTTTACAGACGTAACGAGTTGAGGAAAGCCTTTATTTTAACGGGGCAGAAGCAAAACGGGAAAAGTACATTTCTTAATATTTTAAAAGAGTTATTAGGAGCGAAAAATACTTCAGTACTAGATATAAAGCATTTGAACGATAGATTTTCAACCGTGATGATGGTTAATAAGTTAGCTAATATCGGTGATGATATTTCAAATAAAAAATTATATGATACTGAACAATTTAAAAAAATTGTATCCGGTGAGAAAATCAACGCTGAACAAAAAGGGCGTGATAAATTCGAGTTTACTCCTTACTGTAAGTTGATATATAGTGCTAATAACATACCTAAACTTGGTGACGGAGATGACGCTCCGGCAGTATTAAGTAGGTTAGTAATCGTACCTTTTAAAGCTTACTTTGATAGTAGCAGTCCCGACTACAAACCGTTTATTATTGACGATTTAATAACAGAGGAAAGTATGGAGTACTTAATTAATATCGGTATTGTAGGTTTAAAACGTGTATTGAAGAATAGGAAATTTACAGAAAGCGAATATACTAACAAGGAGTTTGAAGAATATAAGAATGAGGTAGACCCTGTAACCGAATATCTCGAAAACTTAAACGTAGATTTAATAATCGGTGAAAAATCAAGCACTATTTATTCAGAGTACGTTGAATATTGTTTACGAGAAGGTTATGAGAATGTCCCTAACAGAGCGTTCAGTAGAAAAGTTAATAACTTCTTTAATTTAACAACTGTAAATAGAAGAATAGACGGAGTAGTTACAAAAGTGTATTTGAAGAGGTAGTGTTACTATATGTTACTATATGTTACTATATTTTAAAAACATAGTAACACCCTCAAACCCTTGATACGACTAGGTTTTTAGAAGGGGTGTTACTATGTTACTATATTTTACGAAATCTTTATATAGGAAACCATATTTATAATATATATATAATATTAAAGAAATTACTATATATTATATATATATAGTAACATGTGAAAAATATATGAAAACAAATAACAACGGCGTTTGAACGCTCTCAAGGGGTGTTACTATATAGGAGGAACTATGGCGAAAAAAATAAAAAACAACCCTTTCGGACTTTCGAAAGTTGGTCAAAAGAAAATGGTGGCAGAAGAAATTATTAAAAATCATCGCATGGAAGCAAGAGAAAATATGCTAAGAGAATTTACTTTAATATTAGCGTGGGTGCTTAGAGCGAATCACGGGTTCGGTAAGAAACGTATTGAACAAATATTAACTGAAGTGTTCGAGTTAATGAGTGATACAAAAATGAAAGATTATGGTCAAGACTTGTTAAGCGTTGAAGATATCAACCCACAACTGAAAGAAGAGGTCGGGTTAGATGTTTTTGAATTGATTAATGAGTTGGCAACAAAACATTTTAATAGAATAGAAAAAATTAAAGGAGATATAAAAAATGGAATTTAAAAGAATAGAAGAATTAGAAACAACAAAAGACGGAGTTAAAAACTTTATACTAGCTTATAAAAATAACGAGATTATCGACGTTGAACCGCTTAGAGAAAACGAAGAAATCGTTGATATTAAATTAGTACAAGGTAACATGGTTAAAATATTAATATTTGTAGGAGATAAAAAATAATGATTAAAAGAGTAGTAAAATTAGAAACAACAAAAGACATGATAGCAAACGACATTAATGAATTTATTAACAATAGCGACATAGACCAACCAGTATTGGAAGATAATGAACGTGTGATAGGTTATACAGTGATTGAAGACGTTGAAACATGGTATGTATTAGTAAATGTTGGAGAGAAATAATATGTTAAAAGAAACGAAAGATATGTTACAACCTAAAATTTTTGTTATAAGTAAAAGAAAAATCTACAATGTTGATTATATTAGCTTTGATGTTAAAAGTTATGGTGTTACCGAAAAAAACGGTCTTTGTGATGAGTATAATTTTAACGAAGTGTTTTTAATGCTTAACACCGGAATGAAAGACAAAAACGGAAAGTATATTTATGAAGATGATATCGTAAAAGTAAATGGCTCTTGGAATTGTATCATTGAATATAAACAAAGCGCTTTTGTTCTAAAGTCAATAGATGATAGATGGAGCACGGGATATTTCAGTAATTATGATGACATAGAGGAGAAATTAGAGGTCATTGGTAATATTTACGAAAATAAGGAGTTATTAAAATGTTAGGATATATGTTAGAATGGTTAATTTTAATGTTGTTAGTATGGTTAGTATATAAGATTTTCGGAAAAGTTTTTGAAAAGGAAGATATATATTTGTTTACAGCCGTTTGGAGTGTTGCGAATATATGTGTTAGTTTGAATAAACATGGTTAATCTAATAAGTTTAATATTAAAATTATTTGGACATAGTCCGAGTAGAATGTGGCATAAATTCGGAGAAAGGGAATTAATAAAGTTTAAAAAAAGCGTTTGAAGAATTTATAGATGTTTTAGATAAGGAGAAAAAAACAATGATAGAAAGTGAAAAATATATTTTAAATATAACATTTAAAAGCGGTAGAAAATTAGAGTTAGAAGTAACTGAAACAGATTTAGACTGCTTGTTTGATCTTTGTTTTGGGAGAAAAAATGGCAATTTTCTAAATTTTGAAAATGAAATAATTAATATAAACGAGATTGAATATTTTTCTTACAAAGAGATAGAGGAGAATAATCATGAAATGGCATAAAATTTATTTAAGAAAAATGACCGAAGAAGAAAAGGAATTTTATAAAGGAGATTCTGACGAGATATGGGACGGTGATATACCTGAACTTGACAAAGAAGTATTAGTAACTTTTCCTATGTCTTCTGGAATGTTTACTGACGCCTTTATCGATACGTGGGTAGATTTTGATGAAGGAGTAGGGTTTGAAAATACTGATAATGATATTATTTACTGGATGGAGTTACCAGAATATAATGGTGAATTAGACGATTAAGAGGTGTTATGTTAATGCTTAAACTAAAGAAAATCTGTGACCTATTATTTATTAAATATTATAAGGAGACTATGGTAACAATAAGTATTTTAGTGTTAATAGCTTTCGGGATTTTATTATATGATATATATCTTTTGTTTTTGGGGTGTTAGTATGTTAATAAACTATGAAAAATTAAAAATATATCGCTACAGAAAATCTCCGAGTACACATCACTACTGCCATAAATGTGCAGGTGAACTAGAGTACTGCCATTTAGAAGAAGATCTGTTTTGTGTAAAATGTGAAGATTGTAAAACTTATACTTTAGTTGAGGAGAGTAATTGGTATAACGCTCTTAGAAAGGTTGGGGAAAATGAATAGAACGGGAAATGCAAAAAGACAGTATTTAGAAAGAATTAAATATTATGAACGAAGAATAGATTCGTTAGAAAGGCATTTGAAAGCTGAAGAACATAGAAAGACGCGAGTTAAAGCTATAGACTACGCTAAGGAACAAGTTAAAGGCGGTAATCAAAGTAGCTGGGAAGCGTTGATTGATAAAACGGATAAGTATAAACAAGATATCGTCGATACGTCGTTAAAATTGGTTGAGTTAAGAAGCGAAATTTTGGAATTAATAAACGGTGTAGACGACCAACGTTACGCTTTACTTTTAACTCTGCGATATGTTGAGTGCCTTGAGTGGTCGGAGATTGAAAAGATTTTTGATAGAACGAGAAACACAATCGACCAATGGCACACAAACGCACTAGCTAAGATTTGGATACCTAATTTACATTAATATATAACAATATATAACAATAT